TCTGCCAGAATGCCAGCGACGGACGCAAAGACAAAAACAGGGCTTCATACGATCCGAATTCGCCAACGCGCGCGGCCATGCGCGCCGCTTTGTCCCGCTGGATACCGTAAGACATAACCAGCTTCAAAAACCGCTTCTTTTTCAACCTTCTTTTCCTCCCATTGTCAAATACTCTGTAATCACCTTCGCGGCGGCTTCCCACCCCTTGCACAAGGCCACAAAATAGCCTTGTTTTTCAAGGTTTGACAACCACGCTTTTTGATCGTCGCTTGTTTTACTGCCTTTCTGCCGCTTTAGCTCTATGTAAAGGCCGTGAAAGCCGCCACGGGCAACGGGCAAGCATAAATCCGGCACGCCCGCCTTCACACCTTCGGCGCGGAAGCGTCCGGCCTCCGCTTTCTTCCGGCTCCCGCCGTTCGGCACATGGTAAAGCAACGCCAATTCAGGGAAGCTCCCGCTTTGAAATGCCGCCCACCTGAAAAGGCATTGTTGTTCCACGCTCTCCGTTGGAACCGGAAGGGAAGGGGCGTTATTTTTCAAGATAATTCACCACCTTTTCCACATATCCACACGGTAAGGCGTTTCTTCTTCGGCATTCTGCCGCCGCGTCTGCCTGTGTTTCGTATAGCTCGTTCGGCCAAACGCCTTCGTATTGCTCGAAGTATTCGCTTTCGCCAATATCCCAACGGACAAGTAACGCGCCGTGTTCTTCGTTCACGGCAACGATTGTCACGGGGACAGGGCAGAAGCGTTCCCAAATGTCCGTAACAAACCAATATTGCCCGCCAATCTCCGGATTTTGAACCATTTTAACCCCTCCTTGCGTCGTAATCTTCAAATCTCGGTACAGTCTTAAAGATAATCCGGTTATTTACCCATCTTTGAAGCAACCTTGTTTTTCTCGGTGCTGTCGCCTTGTTGTAGATCATCACATAGGGCGAATATCCCAAATCCCGAAGCGTGTAAATTCTGTATAAGTCTTCTTCATGTGTGCTATCAAAATTCGTCAGCACATAAACGCCTAATTTCCGGTAATCAATTCCCGAAAACTCTTTGAACCGCCTAAATTGCGCCGAAAGGTCTTGTTTTGGATTGTCCCAAGCAAAATGAATATTTTTCACCTTTATTCGCCGCAATAATTCCGCGTTTTCCTTCGTCACAAGCCGAATATCAAGCCCCTGTGTGAAGTCAACCCATGCGCCGCTGTCGATAAGCTGTTGCAAAAGGTCTTCGTGTTCTTTGCACGCAAGCAAATTCGGATCAAGAAGTTTTATTTGCTTCTGCCCGTTCCAGAATTCAGAAAGATCGGCCACCTTTACGGATCGCGCCCCTTCTTTCGGTGCAACGATGCAGAAAGGACAAGCGCGCGGGCAACCCCTTGTAAGAAAACCGTATGCCGCGTTGAATTGCGGGTATAAAGAGTAATCCGGCATTATGTGTTCCACTTCGTCCGGCAAATGATTATCCAGCCCATAGCCCGAACCGCCTTCAACCACGCGATCCGCATAAATCGGGTATTCAATTTCCGGCGTGAAGTCAAAGACTTTGCTTTTATAAACAAGATCATATTTTTCAAGCGCAAGCCACCAGTCAACACAATCCCCGTGTTTTTTGTGGTATGCCGATAATTTCATCAACGGAAGGTTCGGAAAAGAAACGCGCTTTTTGCTTATATTGTCCATGTCTATAAGCCCGATCTTCATTCGTTTTTCTCCCTCCGTTTCTTTTTCTGCTTCTGCGGCGGCTCGGCCTTCCGGTGCAATTTTGCGTATATGTACGCGCCCGCCACAAAATCCGAATACCGCACGGCGCATTCGTTGAAGCTGTATTCAGGGAAAAGCGCGGCGAAGATCGCGGCGGGTTTCGCCTCGAAGTCTTCGGCCATCTGTTCCACCTTGCGGCGGCTTATTTTGGTGTCGGCCTCCGTGATTTTCGGATCAACAAGGTTTTTGCTTGCCGCCCACCGTTTGCCGCCGTTTGGCTCCTTCGTCATATAGCGCGCAAGGGCTTCTAATCCGTAATCGTCTGGTTGCAGGCGGCGGGCGTTTGCGTACCCGCGGCCATTCCAAAGGGCTTCGGCTTTGTCCCGATCCATGCCGGACATTATGACATGATGGTGAACACGCTTGCGCCGCCCATCTTTCCCGCCGAACTCAATCACATAGGCGTATTTCAATTCTGGAAGGCCATTCTTCCGGCGATACTCCCGCACCCTGCGAAGGTAATTCCGAATATCGCGGCGCGCCTGCTCTTCGTCCGGAACAAAGCCGTTTGAATATGTCAGCGTTACGCAAAGGTCTTCTTCTGTGAAATTCGCATTGATCTTCCGAATGAACTTCTTTTTTGCGTTTTTGTCATTCAGGTTCTTTTGTGCTTCCCGTGTTGTGTGCTTCTTTGCCTCTCGAACCTCGTTTTGCGTGTTCCATATCGGGAATATCTCAACTTCAAGCACATTTCCCGCCTTGATCGTGCGGGTACGATAACGAAAAACATTCCTGTGCCGGAACCGATCAAACGCCCTTTCGGTGTTCTCTCCGGAAAGGTCAAAGAGGAATTCATATTTTGCGCTGTTGTACGGCATGTTGTTTCCTCCCTGCTCGTGGTAAAGGTTTCACCCCCTCCCGTCCCCCTAAAGGGGGAAGCAGGCTCAAAGGAATTGAACACGCAAGGCCGGAAGGTTTGTATTTATCCCCGCCGCCTTTCCTGCTTCTATCACTCCGGCAACAACCCATCAAGGGCAAGCCGCTTTCGCGGTGCTGTCGCACCCTTGACAGCTTGCCGCCTCCGTGATCCTGATAAAGCAGGCGACGGGGAATTGAATACAAACCAGCACTTCCGGAATTCTGCTTTTCCGTCCATGTGTTAATACCCATTACAAGCCCGTAATACGCCGTGTTCCGGCGTTTCTTGACATTCTGCCGCCGCGGTGTTATACTGTCGTTAGTTTGAATAGCTCTTTTCGCGGCGACGCGAAGGGGGAAAGGCGGCTTGCAGGCAACGCAAGCCGCCTTCTTCTTTTCTATCCGTTATTGAAGCCCGCGGCCTCCGTGTACTCTTCGCAAGGCTCTTCTTCCTTCGGCTTGAACCGAAGGCCATTCACGCACCCGATACACGGAAGCGGGCGCAATCCGTCCGGCTGTGTGCCGTCGCGGTGCTTTTCGCATTCTTCCAGTCTGCCGCATGTGTCGCACCAGCAACGGCGGCAATCCTGAATATCCGTTTTCAACTCCGGTTCTTCGTCTTCTTCATCGTGTACCAGCTCAACGCCTCCGTTTTCGGCGGCCAGCTCTTGCGCATAGGCGGCGAAGCCATCGGCCACGCCGCGGGCGAATGCGTCAACCGCCGCCGCGCACGCGTGCGCAAGGTCAAAACCCATCGTGTGCGCCATTTCAACAAGGGCTTCTTCGTTTAAGGCTTTATTTTCTGCCACGGTGTCCACCACCTTTCAACCCTCTGTAAATGCCTACCACAACGGCATACACGATCACAACCGCCACGGAAAGGCAAACCACGCCGACAAGCGCATAAAAGGCGGCAACCATAAATTCAAACGCCGTCATTTTGAACCCGTCCTTTCCTATATATAATGTATAGGGGA